AAAAGAAGTTGATGGTGAACTTAAAGAGTTAAGAATTAAAGGTCATTATATTTATGGTTATTTTAGAAAAGATGGTACCTTATATAAAATATATCAACCTTATGTTAAAGATAGTAAGTTTATTAAAATCAAGGATTATATCCAGGGCAGTGATCAACTAACACTTAAACAACCATATCTTATTATTGGTAGTTCATTAAAGGATATTATTTGTATTACTAAACTAGGATTTAAAAACATTGAAGTAATTGCCCCGGATAGTGAAAATACATTAATTCCAGAATCATTTATCTTGTCTTATCAGCACAAATATAAAAAAATTTGTACATTATTTGACAATGATGAAGCAGGTATAAGAGCTATGCAAAAATATGAATCTAAATATAAACTTCCTTATGTGCATTTAAACATGTCAAAAGATTTATCAGATTCTATACGTGATTTTGGATTAAGAAATATTCGTGACATTATCAAACCATTATTAATAGAAAAATTAAAAACAAATGAAAGTAAATAAAGTGGAAGGATATTTATCTGATGATGGAGAAATATTTAAAACAGAATTAGATGCTATTGAAAATAATATGTTTTCAATATTAAGATCTTTGGAAGATGAAACATCAACAACTATAGACAGTGATCTTGAATTACTTCATTGGTTTAAAGATAACAAAGATAAACTACAATATATTTTAGATAATTCAGATAAAATAAATCTATTATTAGACTAATAAATGAGCTGGTTAATTAACGGAAAAATATTTTGTCAAGAGTCTATACCTGAAGGAGCCATAGGTTTTGTATATGAAATGTCAGCTATTATTAATGGTAAAGCTGTTAGTTATATAGGAAAGAAAAACTTTTTTTCTAATACTAAGAAAAAACTAGCCAAAAAAGCTATCTCTACAGATAAAAGACTTAAAAAATATAAAGTAGTAACAAAATCTGCTTATCAAAACTACTATAGTAGTAATGATGTACTTAAGAAAGCACACAAAGATGGAATTATAATCAAGAGAGATATCTTAAAGATATGTTATAGTAAAACTGAATTAACTTACCAGGAGGTAAAGTATCAGTTTTTACTAGGTGTATTAGAGAGTGATCTATATCTTAATGGTAATATCTTGGGAAGATTTTACAAACAAAAAAATAATGGAAAAAATTAAAGTAGATGAAGTAACATTTAATAATGTATTAGCCATGCTCAACTCTTCTGATAAAGAGAATAAAGTTGTAGCGTTATCCTGTATTGAAGAACTTGATGTAAAATCAGGTATTGTATACTTATTATTATTTAAAAAAATGGCCAATGTATCGGCTACCCTTTGGAAAGAGCATGCTCCAAAGAAACTTGCTTATTTAAAGCAATTAGGGTTTAATGCAGAGCAAGTCATTACTTATAAAAAAATACTTGAGTTAATATGTGAAAAACAAGTTCCTTTTACAGATATTCAATTTTTTCTAGACAAATTTGCTTTAAGTTTTATAGATATAATACCTAAAGAATATGGTAAAATAGAAAAAATTAATATAAATGTTAAATTTAAAGAAAATGAATCAAAATCTAGTAAACAGTCTAGCAAAGACCTCCAAGAGCTTGATGCTTAAAGAACCATTTTATGGTATCTTTTTAATAATGTTAAATAAAATATGGAGTAAAAAAGTTCCCACAGCAGGGGTAGGTTTAAATGGAATTAATTATCAATTGTACATTAATGAAGATTTTTGGACTCCTTTAACAGAAGATCAAAGATTTGGTTTATTAAAACATGAATTACTTCATATTGGATTTTTTCATTTAACAGATTTTGAACACCAAACAGATAGAGAACTATCCAATATTGCACAAGATATTGAAATTAATCAATATATTGATGCAGATTACTTACCACCTGGTCCACAATTACCTAGTACTTATCCTGATCTTAACTTAGAACTTAAGAAAGGTTGCCAGTATTATTATGAAAAGCTATTAGAAGCTAAACAAAAAAATACTTGTGGTAACTTAAAACTTGCATTAGATGGTATGGCTAATGGTGATTCAGAATGTACTGATGAAAATGGTGAGCCTATGCAACTACCTGTTCATGACAGGAGTGAGTTTGAAAACATGGATCAAGCAACCCAAAGACTTGTACAAAAACAGACTGAGTTTATCATTAAGGCATTAGCTGAACAAGTTAATAAGTTAGCAGGTAGTATGCCAGGTGAATTTGCTGAAATTCTTGAAAGAATTAATCATGTTGACCCACCAAAATTTGATTGGAGAGGGTATTTAAGAAGATTTTCTGGTGGTTCTGTTAAAGTGTATACTAAGAAAACCCGTAGAAAGTATAATAAAAGATATCCAGATAATCCTGGTCTTAAAATTAAACAAAGAAAACATATTTTAATTGCTTATGATAGTTCAGGATCAGTTAGCTCTGAAGAGCTAATAGAATTTGATCATGAAGTATTTCATATGAATAAAACTGGTACAGAAATTACCATTGTTCATTGTGATACAGCAATAAGTTATATAGGAAAGTATAATCCTAAAGAACCTGTTAAAATACATGGCCGTGGTGGTACTAGTTTTCAGCCTGTAATAGATTATTACAACGCTAATAAGAGAAAGTATACTGCACTAATTTATTTTACTGATGGTGAGGCAAGTTCCCCAACACCAGCCCAAGGACGTATGTTATGGGTAATAAGTGGACAATCAAGTATGAATCATGACCTTCCAGGTCCTAAAATCCAATTAAACTAGTTATGAGCCAAGCACAAATTCAATTAAATGTAGATGAATTAAAATCATTTATTACTCACATTGTAAATAACAATAGATTCCTTCAAGAAGGAGGTAAAGTACCTGTAACTGTAAATGTTGAGGGTGATGCTGGATTAGGAAAGACTTCTGCTATTATGCAGTTATCAAAAGAACTTGGTTTAAACTGTATAAGATTAAACTTAGCTGAGATTGAAGAATTAGGTGATTTAGTAGGATATCCAGTTAGACAATTTCAATTATGTAAAGAAGGTGATCCTAGTATGGATGGCCAATGTTTATGGATTGATGAACAAGCTACTGAAGAATATGTTAAACGTGGGTATGAATTTACTGGAGAAAAACGTATGTCTTATTGTCCTCCTGAATGGATTACTGGTTTAACCGGTGGTGGATTCTTAATTCTTGATGACTATTCTAGAGCTGATTTAAGATTTATCCAAGCATGTATGACTCTTATTGAGACCCAAAAGTATATCTCTTGGTCATTACCTAAAGATTGGCATATTATCTTGACTACTAATCCAGATAATGGAAGTTATATGGTAACATCAATGGATGATGCTCAGAAATCAAGGTTTATTTCTGTTAATTTGATATTCAATGTAGATGTATGGGCAAGATGGGCAGAGAAATCTGGTATTGATAGCAGATGTATTAACTTTATGTTGTTACATCCAGAATTAGTAACTGAAAAGATAAATGCAAGAAGTATTACCACATTCTATAACTGTATTAGTTCAATTGAAGATTTTGAGAAAAACCTTCCTCTTGTACAAATGATTGGTGAAGGTTCCGTGGGCCCTGACTTTGCTACTATGTTTACTTTGTTTATTAACAATAAACTTGATAAATTAATTACACCAAAAGCTATCTTATTAAATGATAGTGATTCTTATGTAATTGGTGAATTAAGAAATTGTATTGGACAAGGTGATAATTATAGAGCAGATATTGCAAGTATCTTAACTACAAGGATTATTAACTTTACTGTACAGTATGCAGAAACAAATACTATTGAGCAAAAAGTAATTGATAGATTAATTAAATTAACTACAGATGCTGATACTTTTACTGATGATCTTAAATATGTATTGATTAAGAAAATCCTTAATGGTAATAAACAAAAGTTTCAAAAGTTGATGCTTAATACAGAAGTTATGAAAATTGCTGTAAAATAATTCATAGAGGGGTTGTAATGACCCCTCTTTTATATTTAAAAATATGTTATATAAAAAAAGAATAGTTATAAATAATTTTAATGATAATATTCCAGCATATGAAAT